ACAATTATCCTTTAGTAGCTACTTTAGATGATGATCTATATGGGCGATGCTTATCTGTATATGACCAGTCTGAGGTCATGGGGAATGGTGAATATAGGTACGCTCTTTTAGATGATCAGAATAAAGATGTAGTAGAGATTAGAGAGCATTCATATGACAGTAAGTGGATATATAGATACATAAAAGACTTGCGCGATCATAGATGGGATGGACGACTTCTAACAATAAACTACTCCCCAAACTATCGTCCGTTTTAATATTCCGGTTGATCGTTAAATAAATTAATATATGAATTAGTAGAAGGGAGGAAGTAATTAAATTGAAATTATATATTAAAGCAATGTCTATGAAGCGTAGTGATTTGAAAGAGTATATAGAATCGCATACACGACAGACTATTATAGCTTTAGCTCAATTATATTTATTTCCTCATGGTAATCGAGTTCATTGGCGAAAAGAAGTCTGGGAAAAATTTCATGAAATGCATAAACTGAAATTTAATAATAAGTTACCTTCTGCTAAATTTATATTAGATAATAGTTATGAATTGCATCAATCTATGACGTGTCGATTACTCCAATATGCAATTGATAAAGAAGATAAATATACGCCGATTTCTAGTAGGAGAGAATCTGAATTCTTAGTCATTGTTAAAGATTATTTCCTCTGGCTCGCTAATCAATTGAGTCAACAGGAGATTATAAACACTAAAGAGGTTTTAGATGAGCTCGATAATTTAGGACTTACAGAAAACTATGACAGGGAGTAATTACAATGAAATTATATATTAAATCTGCTACTAATATTTCTGATTTAGAAGCTAAGATAGCTAAGAAAGAAGAGGATATTCGTAAGAAACAACAGCTTATCACTAAACGTAATGCTGCAATAGATAAGCAACTCAAGATACTTGATAAATATCTAAATTCTTCCGAGATCAATCATATTAATCAATATATTGATTATGCCACAGAGCGTGGCACATATAAGATGCCAGAAAATTTAAATACATGGCAGATTAGTCGAGATCATGACTCAGAGTTTAAGCGTGACTTCGGATTTGCAGATGATCCTATTTACAAAATCCGAGATGCTGTAGATTCTATTCATAACGCCAATACAGCTATTAAAGAATATCAAGCAACTTTAGATAAGTATAATGCTCAGTTAGACAAGATTAAGCAGAAAGAAAAAGAAATAGATGAGATCCCTGAAGTTCTTAAAGATTTTATGAATGAGATAATTGATCGTTGGGATGAATATGATATAAATCTTAGAGATACTTCTAAACCCATTTATAAGGAGCTACTTAAGGAATCTGATGAACTTCTTTATGGCGAAGAAGGTCCTTATAGATCTAGAAGTGCTAAAACTTCTAATGCTAAATTAGAGGAGTTATATCCTAATGTAACGAGCTATAGACGATATACTCAATTTAAGGAAGATTACATCAATACCCCATTTAGAAAGAAAGTAGGTCAATCCGTTCAGTATTGTTCATCTTTATGGTCTATGTCAGATGAAGATATCCATAAAGAAAATGAGCGAGCAGGCAAAAATCTTATTCTGGATCTACTTAATAGAGTAACTAAGATAACTGGACCTGTAGTTGACTGGTCTGAGCTGTATATAACTCGAGGGAATCTTGGAGCGGTTATTAATGGAGTAGTAATCGGAGAAGATGGAAAAGCTAAGGTAGAATCTATATATGCTTCCGGCCCGATCCAGAGACTCCACATTCGTACCTTAGTAAAACCTATAAAATAATAAGGAGACTTGATACATGAATCAATATGATGCATTTATTTCTGAGTTAAATGAGTTTATTCATAAATGGCTTTACGCTTACAAGAATGTAGAATTGAAATATGTATATATAGAAGGCGAAGATATAGATGAAGAAACTGCATATCCGGATTCAGATTTCATGTATATCCTTTGGGCAAATGGTAAGCAAAGTAGAATAGATATTTCCACAAGTTCTACAAGAGAGATTTTGCTAAATTTCCTGAATAAGCGCTACGAAGATGTTCCAGAAGATGAGTATATTTAAGGAGGATATTTTATGAAACGATATATCAAATCTGCAAACTTTAACGAATACGATAGTAAATACGAAAATATTCAGATTGATCCAGAACTTACACCGAAGCAAAAGCAATTTATGTCATTGCCTATTAATGTACTTACAGATCCTAAAGTTTGGTCAGATAGCCCTATTGAAGTAGGTAAAACTGTGGACGAAGATGGCGAAGTATTTGACGTATATGATATATGCAAATCTGCTATTGATACTTATAGGGAAGAATACAAAAAATTTCCAGAATGGAACTGGATAACTTATCCTGGATTGTATGACGCCGAAAGAATTTTCTATAAGAAATATTATGATTTCGCTAAGAAATGCAAAGAAGTATATGATAACTTCCCTAAAGCTACTGGTTACGGGAAATATGATATCATTAAACTTAAGATAGAAAAGGGTCTGAGAGTTGTGGAATATAATTTCCCTTACGGGTGGAAGTAAGGGAGAACATCCCGGCCATAGATGAAGTATAGGAGGAGTTATTTATGCCTACTGCTGGAGTTTTAACAACTTATATGTATTCCGATGTACGTCTTAGGATATATAACCAATTCGGAGAACTTCTATTTGAAGATTCTAATTTACATTTCACTTCTGAGACGCCTGGATATAACTGCGAGGTAGTTGCTTTAGATACCAAAAATTACCCATATATTTTAGAAATAGAAGTAGAGGAGTAATTCTATGATTAAATTAAATGCTATTGTAGATAGATTAGAAGATATTATGGAGCAATTAAACTCCAAAATTGAGATTCTCGAGGATAAAGAAGCTCAGATCGAAGATAATGCTGCTGACCATGATAGAGATCTTACAGAGTCTGAGCAGCGTCGCATAGATCAGATTACTAGTGACATTGAGGATTTAGAGGCTGAGATAGATGATATCGGGAATGCCATAGATTACTTAAAGACGTGGATTAGTTAAGTTCACTAAAGATTTAATTGAGAGGATAAATTCATGAAAATCACCCCTAGAATTGAGCAAGCCTTAAAGGAATTATTAGTAAATAATTTGCAAGTTATGGCAGATGACGAATTTGCAGGCTCGGAAGCCTCCGGAGCTCTAGAAATACTTGCAGAGGATATCGAATCTGATGTTGCAACCGAAGAAGATATTTTAAATGCTATTGAATGGATAGAACTTTAATCTTCAGAGGCGTTACCTTATATTATTAATAAGAATATTAATTATAATAGGAGACTATTTACATGAAACGATATATTAAAGCATCATTTGATAATGACATCCCTACATGGTTAAGAGATGATAAAGGAGCACTGAATGCTCTTAATAAAGCAGGCGTCGATTTGAAGACTACTAACTTCAGTTCTTCTCGGGAAGGTAGGGTTGGAGATAATTACACTGTTTATCTAGTTAAGGGTACTAAAGATAAAGATAAGTATTCCCCTTTTGTATGGATTCCCGGGCTATATAATGATGATAACTACGTGGAGATTAAAGACTACAATAGGCGCGGTTGGATTCCAGAGGAATCCCGTTATGGGTATGGAGGTATGGTAAGTAAAGCTGTAAAATACGTGCCTAAGAAGGAACTTAACTTTATAGATACTATTTATATTAATAAGAATAGTAATGCTAAATCTCCTAAATACGATAAATATCAAGACCCTAGAACTTATGGTAAGAGTACTCGTTATTCTTACGCAGGTGGTCCTGAAGGGAAATACGCCGGCCAGTACTATCAAGAACCTAGAAAGAATTGGAATGACGAGGAAGTAGAGCCCGGTAAGTGGGTAACCCCTCGTGGTCGTGATAAATCGGGGTATGAGATCCCCGATCCTAAAAAGCGTTTAGAGAAATTTTATAATACTAAACCTGGATTCGATAGACGATTAGATAAAGTTAAAAAGCAAGTAGATGATATTTATGCTCAGTTAGTAGCTATTAAAGTTGCTTTACCTACTATGATGTCTAAAATATCTGATGACCCTGAATTTGGAGACTATGAAAATTATAGATCTATAAGTAGAGCTTATGATTATTTTGGAGACGCAGTGGATTATTACAAGCGAGCTCTCAGTAGTTTACAGAGTGTAGGAGAGGTAGAAGGCAATCCTGATTTTTGGGATAGACATGCTTTAAACGATGTAAATAGTTATCTAGACAGCTGTCAATCACGCATTGATAAAGTTAATCAGTATTTGAAGTAATTTAAGGAGATGAATAATTATGGGGAAACTATCTGATGATATTATTTGGAATTCTAACGCCACCGAAGATTATATATCCGGTCTTTCTGACAACGAATTAGTTGATGAGCTCTTAGACACCACGTTAGACCCGGCCTCGTATTTAATTGATTTTCCAGAGGAAGATATTGACTTTACATCATTATCTGATGATGAACTCTATTCTTTAAGCTGGGATTACGATGAAATTAGGAATCATTTATTACCTGATTCCGAGTTCTATGATCCTGATTATGAAGAATTAGACCGTAGGATTATTCCTGAAATTGAAGATCGATGCTATAATGGCGAGTTATGGCTTATAGGTAACTATCAAAGATGGGATGGCGGACATTCTGCACTTAAGTATATGACAGATATATCTAAAGATCTAGTCGATACTTGTTATCCTAATTATGATAGTAAAGCTATTCTATACGATGATAATGGCGATTTAGCTTTTACAGAATACAGCCATGATGCTCCTGTAGGCGGTACTTCTATGATATTCTACTCATTCAAAGATCAGGCTTCATATGATAGAGCTATAGATGAAGTTGCCGCTGAGGTAGAAGAGGATTGGGGCTATTATCCGGATATGGATGACTTAGGCGAAGATCCTGAGTACTTGAAGCGATGGATAGATGAAGGACTTCTGACTCCGATATCTGCTAGTGGATTTTAATTTATGAGTTGAGGGACTTATTTATGAAGATATATGTAAAAGCAGCAGATGACGACATCGTTTATACTACAAAAAGTGGTAGAGGTAAAGTAAAGAGAATTGATTTTCTTAATGGTGATAAAGTTTATGATGCAATTATACTTGACCGATATAACGATGAATATAGTGAGGCATATGATACTTTAGAAGAAGCTATGTCTTTTGTAGATAAGTACGAAGCTAGATATCAATGGGGTTTAAGTAAGCAGCCTGAATTTGACGAATGGTATCAATCTTTATCTCCTGAAGTAAAGGAAGATTTCGATAAGTATAATTTGCGGAATATGGATCGTATTGACATATGTTGCGACTACGAATCAATGTTAGATTATATTGACTATGTTAAATCTGGAAGAAAACCTAAATGGGCAAGAAGCATGAATCTTTCAGATAAAGAGTTTCATGATATGACTAATTATGACGGAATAATTTAAAATACGGTAATTATGGCAGATACTGAACACGGAAAGAAAGCAGAAGCACAAATTAGAAAGTGGCTAGATAGGCCTCAAGATGGTTATTCTTTCGATAGAATTCCTGATCAAATGACAGGATTCTATTTAGTTTCAAGAAATATTGCTGACTTTACGTGCTATAAGTATCCCTATATGCATTATATAGAGAGTAAAGCTACCGAGCATGATAGATTTGATTTTAGCCAACTCACCGATACTCAGAGAAATGGATTAAGGATGAAGGCTGAAATTCCGGGCGTATATGGGCTAGTAATCGTACTATTTGTTACATATAAACGTGCATTTATATTTAATATTAAAGATATAGCGGATTTAGTAAATTCTAATACTGCCGAACTTAAAATCAAATCCGTAAATATTAATAAGATAGATAAATGGAAAATACCTTATTGGGAAATAGATACAATCCCAAGTAGGAAGCAGTTTTTAGATTATACTGGAGAATTACCTAATTTCAATTAAATTATCAATTAGTGATTTTAGAGGATATTCTTAATCACTCTAAGACCTTAAATATTCAAGAGGTATTTAACATGATATACAAAAATATTTCGACATTTTCTTTAACTTTTCGGGCAGTGACCTTCGGCCCTGGTGAGATTAAAGAGGTAAACGGATACATTAATCATCCTAAGATGATAAGAGTATTCGAATTAAATGAATCTAAGCCAGAGGAGATAATCGCTTCTGAAACTCCTTCACCTAAGGAAGATGTGGCGAATGTTACTAAGGTTAGAGGAAGAAAATCTAAAAACAATGAAAATAATTTAGAGGAGGAGTTAAGTAATGGCTCAGATAACAATTAACCCCATTTCCAGTAACTATTCTATTAGTATTACTAATTCCAGTTACTGTACAGTAGCTTTACCTATTACTGCATCTTGGGGTCCGGCTTTCGAGGATCTAGAATCTACGGGTAAGACTTTAGATGAAGCACTAGAAGATACAGTGTGGACTAGATTCCCTGCTACTCAGACAGGATTAGAATCCTTCGTATCTACTTATAGGGGTGCATCCTCTAATTATCGTAGAACTAAGGATTATTCCTATCAAATCGCTCTATCATTATTAGCTAATGGTTATGATGTACTTACTTGCAGATTATGCCCCGGTACTAGATCTACTGGCGAATTTAGCGTAGATGATAGTTCTAATAGCTCTGCATCTAATGCAGATAGCTTAGTAGTAGAAGCTAAATATCCTGGTACTTTTGGTAATAATCTTTTAGTTTCTATTAAGAAAGTAAGTACTTTCGGTCTTAAGTATTGGAACGCTATTGTATATGCCGTAGATGCTTCTAATGTTAGAACATCTTTAGAGAACATCAATTTCGTATTTGACATTGATAACTCTACAGACAGTATTCTTCATATTAGTGAAATTACTTCTGACTATATCACATTTAAGAATTATACAAATCTAAATGAAGATAGTGTACTTGTAGGAGATCCTACATATGGAACATCTGCTGCTACAATCAGATTAGCCAATGGCGATGATACATTCAGTACGGATGCTTCTACTACAGCCGCTACATTACTTGCCGATGCTACAACATACGCTAAGGATAGATTTGGTCTGGTAACAGAGGATCCTGATAGCTGTGATTATATCCGCATTCTTAGTTCTGGTACTATTACTGATAAGAACGTTGCCGCAGCTATAAAGTATCGTGAATGGACATTCACATATGCTACTAAAGTATTAGATCTTATTAAAGATAAGCTTACATACAATCCTAATAGAGTTATATCTCCTTGGGACGATCAGAATTTCTATGAATTAGGTTTAACTGAGCCGATGGCTAGATTCGGTACATTATCTCCTATGCACGTTAAACTTATGGATGTAGCATACTTCAGTAGATGTGCTACTGCTTTACTTGATATCCCTAAGAGCTTAGCTCGTAGCGGTGTATGGGTAGATGAGGAAGACGCTACAAAGGAAGGCTATACACAGAAGTTAGCTAGATATCTTCCGGATAATTCCTCTATCAATACGGGATTATATACCTCATCTTCTGCTCTATTCGCTCCTTGGGGTCAATATACATATGTAGGAACTTCTAAACAGGCTCCCGCATCTCCTTCATTCCTGGCTCTCATGATTACTAGACAGATGATTCTAAATCAGCCTAACCAGTATGAATGGGCGCTTCCTACAGTTAGAAGTACAAACTTCAAGTTAGGTAAGCTTGATTATACTATCCCTGAGGATCTTCTTAATAACTGGCAGTCAAGGGAAGGATGCAGAGTTAATGTAATTACAACTCTTCCGGAGCTTGGAGCATGTGTATGGGGCAATTCCACATTATTCGAAGTTCCTCCGGCCACATATCAAGCTTTAGCTAATCTTTCTACTAGATATATTTTCAATGCTATTCAGGACGTAGTATACCGAGTAGGTATTGGAATTACATATCAGTATAGCAACGCAAATGCTTATGATAGGTTCTATGCTGGAGTTACTCCTATCCTTGATACAATGTCCAATGTAGGTGCATTAGTTAAGGGCGCAGATGTTCCTGGCAGAGATGATCTAAATGATCCTGGCTATTATGTAACAATGGCTGCAGATATTAACGGATTAGATTCGGTTAATGCTAACTCTGTAATCGGTAAAATAGTTATAAGAACTGCAGGTGTAATCGAAGACATTACAATTGATCTCATTGCACTTCCTCAGTCGGCGGCACTAACTACCGTATAATATCTTATAATTAATGATAAAGGGGTATGAATTTTTCGTACCCTTTATTTTTATATTTTTAGTCGTTATAGATTTTGTTTGGAGGATTGGTAATATGGATAATGTTTCTAAAAATGATGTAGATCGGACTTCATTTAAGAATCTTCTTAAATTTAAAAAGACTCAATTGCCTAAATATGCTAAAGATCCTGATGGTAATGAGTACAATTATACTATTATGGATTTAGCTAATATGCAGAAGGAGAATTAACTGATGACTAGAAAGCAAGAACTTATTGATATTTTAGAAGGTCTAAACCCTGGAGACTTAATCCCATTGATTAATGAAATGAGTGTAGAATATGGGGATAATGAAGCTTATATTCATTCTATAGACGAACTGGATGACATACTAGACGGGTTTTTTCCTCGCGAAATTATAGAAATGACACAAGATATTAATTTAAATGATAAGTACTTCAAGGAGGAAGTAGGAGAGTATAGATCCTTTAACCGACTCAAGAAAGACGATATAGATTATGGTCAATTAGCTGATTATATTTTAGAATTTGAAAATAGTCAGGATATCGAAGAAATTCAGGCATTTTTAGATTCTATATATGAGGAATAAGCTGAGATGATTGAAGGTCCTCTAAAAGATATATCCCGTAATTTAGAAGATCAATTGCATCAAGCTGAGCTAGAAAAGCAGAACCGGTTAATTATAGAACATTTAAATACAATAGAGCAGAAGCTGGACTTAGTTATTAATTCAATTAGAGGGGAAGCATCTAATGAAGATAAGAACACCTAAACACGATTTACCTGAATTGGATGAAATAACTATTAGTTGGGAGAATTCAGATGATGCTATATGCTTTTCGATTATAGATTGTACCCAGAATGAGCTTATATTTAATCGTAGTTTTTCTTATGATGAATATGATCCAGATGACATATATTCTATTGCATTTAAAGGTGCTAAAAATAATTTATGTAAGAAATATAGATTAACTCCTCGTGTCAGAAAACAGTTAGGATTTAAATCCTCGGGAGTTAAAATGAGAGATCAATAACTATGGATAATGTAACATATAAAAACTTTATTATAGAAATCATACCAGACAGCGAATATGCCTCAGGATATCAGCATCGAGTACTTACAAATACTTGTAAGTCTGTGTGCCCCACATTTGCATATTTGGAGGATGCTAAAAAATTCATAGATTGTAATTGTGAATGGGGATTATATGATAGTCAAACGAAATCTTAAATAATTTAAGAATTCATAAATTGCTAAACGATTCCACTGACCTTGTATCTTAACATAAAAATTTATATCAGAGAATTATAAATTAGTAGGGAGATATACGATATGCCAAGAGCTAAGAAACTTGATAACGCTTATTATGTTACAGCGAAGAACATTTTAAAAGATCTTACAGGAGTACCTTCTAAATCCTGGGAAGAAATTTCAACAGTTTCTAGATCAAACTATTTTCGCCCTGGCGCAGTATCTTTGTTTTTAGCTAATCCTGAAGCATTTGATAGGTCCGAGTTTAAGCGTAAACCTGAATATGTTACTGAGCAATATAAAAAGTTTCTTGAAACATTCCCGAAGTCCTCAGAACTTAAGAAGAAATTTCCTACAGCTGAGATTATTATAACGGATCTCGGATATAGCGGAGTAGAAAATCGTCGTTGGGTGCCTATTGATTCCCTGGTTATTATAATTCCTCAAGTTGATATCGATGCTATTGCCGAAGTGAATACTACCCCGGATCATGACACTATTTCCTTCTGGTCCACAGAAGTATTCGATTTAAGAAATACAGCTATTGCTTATGGTGCTAAGATAACTACTGTAGATGGTTGGAAATTCCCGGATAAGGGAGATATTGGAAGAATCCAGACAAACCTCGGAGAAAAACGATTCTATGAATTCTCGAAAGGCGGGACAAGATCCTTTAATACTTATAGCGCCTTGGTAAAATATCTAAAATCCGTAGATCCCTATATTAGAATACCTTCTGAACAGAATATCATAGATTCTGGGTATGATGAAAGATTCTATACGAATTAATTTCCATACAAATGATATACTTGTAATTTATTTGTAATGTAGAATTCGTATATACAATCGTTATCTATATTATAATTATAATGTAATTTGGGGTTGACCCCTAATGCCAAACATATCGATAATCCAATAGGAGGGTTAGGCAATGAATAAAGAATATAAAGTAGAAGTAAAGTCGTGGATGATGAAGCCTTCATCTCCCGACTTTGATTTTATGGAAAAATGGAATAATGATATTCCAATGCCTTTAAAGATCATGTACGGGGTAAAAGTAGCAGAAACCCGCGGCATGGTTAAGATGAAACTCCACGGCGATATTAAGCAGAGGGTTACTCAGATTTGCATGTGCTGCGGGCGTCCTATTACTAATAAGATATCCCAATTCTTCGGAGTCGGCCCTATCTGCGGAAATCATAATTATGTTAATCCTTTTGATACAGAAGAGGAGCTTAACGAAGCAGTTAAGCTCTACAGGGAGAAATTAGTTAATACGACTTGGGAGGGATGGATCGTTAAATCGGCAATCCTTTATATAGATGATGATTCAGATATCTATACTAAGTTAAATGAGATGCCTATAGTAGAAGAAACTTCTACTAAGGAAGTTTCTAATCAGATTAACTCTACTTCTAACGTAGAAAAATCTGCAGATATTTTAGCTAGAATCGATAAGCCTACTAGATGTACAGATGATTATTCGGTTTATCTCTCATTTAAGTATAATCCTTCTATCATACAGGCAGTAAAGGATCTTCCCTCTAGATTTTGGAATTCAGATAATAAGGAGTGGGAAATCGGTTACAGCGAATTAGCTTCTCTTCAGAATACTCTTTCTTCTTACACTTTTAAGGTCGAGGGCGAGGACAAAGTTCGTAAATCCTCTACATCTATCCCATCGGAATTTACCTATACTACTACCCCTTATAAGTACCAGGAGGAAGCAGTAGAGTATGGATTATCCCACAATCGCTGGCTTTTAGGTGATATGCAGGGCTTAGGGAAGACTAAAGAGATTATAGATTTAGCAGTTATTCGTAAGATCTCTGATGGATTTAAGCATTGCTTGATCATTTGTGGAGTTAATTCTCTTAAGTGGAATTGGTTAGAAGAAATCTCTAAGCATTCTCAGGAGACTGGCTGGATTTTAGGCATGAAGCAGACGCGCTCTGGTAAATGGGCTATCGGGACTAATTCTGATAAGATAAATGATCTTAATAAGATCGGACATGACGCTGAGATGGATTCTCATTATTTCATTATTACTAATATCGAGTCTCTTCGTAACAGCGATATAGTAGCTAAACTTAAAGAACTTTGTGATAATGATATCATTAACATGGTAGCGATAGATGAGATACATAGAGCTCGTAATCTTCGTACTCAGCAGGGTAAGGGGATGCTTCAACTTCAGCCTACTTGTCGTATTGGCATGACAGGCACTCCGTTGATGAATACTCCTTTAGACCTTTACGCAATACTTAAATGGTTAGGATTCCAATCTTATGGATATAGCTCTTTCAAGAATCATTTCTGTATTACAGATAGCTGGGGAAATGTAATCGCTTATAAGAACATTGATCAGCTTGAAGGACAGTTAGATAACATAATGCTCCGTCGTACCAAAGATCAGGTTTTAGATCTTCCAGAAAAGACATACATTAATGAATATGTCGAACTGACAGATGAGCAGAAAGATCTATATAATCAGGCAATAAACGATATGCTTAATGATCCTGAGATCGAAGATGATTTATCTTTGGATAATCAGCTCGCACTTAAGATTAGACTTAGACAGATCTCGGGAGGAATTGCTCCGTTTAACTTCATTAATAAAAATCCTAAATTCGATCGTATCGAGCAGATTGTCGAAGAAGCTATTTATAATAATACGAAAGTTATTATATTCAGTAACTGGGTCAGTGCTATTAATCCTATAGTAGAAAGACTAGCTAAGTATAATCCTTTAGTAATTACTGGAGAAACTAAAGATTCTGATCGTCAGGCTATTGTTAATAGATTCCAAAATGATGATACGGTAAAAGTAATCGCAGGGACTACAGGCGCTATGGGCACAGGATTGAATCTTTATAATGCTTCTACTATAATATTCTTAGATCATCCGTGGACTCGTGCCGAATACGACCAGGCCGTAGATAGGGCTCACAGAATAGGACAAACTAAAAATGTGACAGTATTTAATCTCATAGGAAAGAATACATATGACGAAGACGTTTGGGATATCGTGAATGGTAAGAAAGATATAAGTGATCGAATTCTTGAAAAGAAAGATTTACTGAAATATAAGTTAGATTAAGGAGGCAAATATGTACGGGTACATATATAAAACTACTAATTTATTTAATGACAAAATCTATATTGGGCAGCATAGAGCTTCTAAGTTTGACCCCTATTATTACGGGAGTGGTGTCATCTTATCTAATATCATTAACAAATATGGTACACATAATCTTGTATGTGAATTAGTAGAAGAATGTGATTCTGAAGACCGATTAAATAAACGAGAAACTTATTGGATCTCTTATTACAATTCTACCGATTACTCCATTGGATATAATTTAGCTTCTGGAGGATATAAAACTCGCGGAGTTAAACATCACGAACGTACTAAAAAGAAGATTAGCGAAAGTAAGAAGGGATGTCATCCTAATCGAGACTATACTGATATATCTGAAGAAACAAAAAAGAAGATTAGTGACACATTAAAAGAATATTATAAATCTCATAAGAATCCAAGATATGGCGCTACTCTTTCAGAAGAAACAAAGGCAAAATTACGACAAGCGAATCTAGGTAAAAAACAATCTGAAGAAACTAAAGCGAAACATAGAGGGCGACCTGCTTGGAATAAAGGAATCCCTATGACTGAAGAGGCTAAGCAGCATCTACGAGAAGTAAATTTAGGGAAGAAGCATTCTGAGGAAGCTAAACAAAAGATGAGAGGGCGACCTGCTTGGAATAAAGGAATTTCAATGAAGGAAGAAAGTAAAGAAAAATTAAGACAAGCGAATTTAGGCAAGAAACTATCTGAAGAAACTATAGCAAAACGATCAGCTACGATACAAGAGCGAAACCGATTAGGTATATATTCGTATAAGAGATCTGGACGGATATGGGTGTCTAATGGATCGGTACGCAAGCAAATACTTCCTGAAGAATTAGATAGCTACGTGATTCAAGGGTATCATAGGGGGTGGAAGTAATATTTATAGATGAACCTTGGACAAATGCTGCTAAGGAGCAGGCAATTGATAGAGCTCATAGAATAGGGACAACTCAAAACGTAACTATTCATACTATTATCGCTCGTAATAGTTACGACGAAGATGTACATGCAATAGTTGAGCATAAGGGTCAGCTTTCTAATGACATAGTAGATAAGGGATTTCCTATGACAAAGGCTGAGCTTTATAAATTATACGTAGCGTGAATCGTTAAAATTATATAATAGATATGAGGAGGGGTGATTACCGTGGATTCTGTAAAGGTAGTATTTAGCGTAATAAGACGTACTTGCGAAGAAGTCGAAATGGAGATTTCAAAGGATGCTTATGACGCCTATATCAACGGAGCAATTGATAAAGCAGATCTTTATTGGGGCGATCATGTAGAAATTTCAAGAATTGAACTCGATTCCAAAACATCTAATATAGATATAATGGAGGTTAAGCTGCGTGAATAAGATATACGAAGTACCGGATCAAACTATAACAATTGAAGATATATTCACGGAGATGGATGAAGTCATTAAAGACTTTTTTCGTGAACACGAGGGCATTCAGGCAACCATTTTAAAATGTAATATTTGCGGACTATCATACAGATCAGATTTAGATCATAGATGTAGATACAGGAGGGATTAATGAAGATCAAAGTCTGGGAAGACCCTTATGGTGACGGATTTCCAACTACTTCCTGCGAGGAGTTAGATTTGAATACTGGATTAACTGTTCTAGTTGGATGCAACGGCTCTGGTAAATCTACATTGATCGAGAATATAGCTTCTCAGTGTAAGAAGGATAATATACCATACTTAAAGTATGATGATAGAGCCGATTCGGATAATTTGAAATACCGAAGTTTAGAGGATCAAGATTATGGATTCGTCGCTACAACAATGCAATCGTCGGAAGGTGAGCGTATAGTGGCGAATATTAGTAAACTCGCATATAGTTTATATAGATTTTTAAAAACAGGGGAAACTGATAAATCCAGGGTGCAGAAGGCTTTTGAGGCACTGTACACTTCCGATAAATCTAATAAAATCACATCTAATAAGCGAGTTATCCTATTAGATGCAATAGATTCGGGTATGAGTATAGACAATGTAGTTGAATTGAAGTATTTCTTTCAGTTAGTCATGAAAGATGCCGCACAGCTAAACGAGGAGTTATATATTGTAGTTTCTTCTAATGAATATGAATTAGTAAATGGGGAAGATAATTGTATAGACGTTACTACGGGAGATCTTGTATCATTCAAAGATTATAGCGATTTTCGTTCGTTTATTTTAAAGACTCGAAAGATAAAAGAGAAACGTGATATTCTAAGAGATGAGGGCATAAATAGTGAGACTAATTGACGCTAATGCTTTATACCAAAAATTTTCTGTTATAGCACTTAAGGCAAGACAGTGGAAAGAGGGGGCTATTCTTAATGGCAATGAAGAGGCCGCAATTAGAGCGGACGCTGTATTAGCATTCCTGGTAGAGGTTAAAGCAGCGATCGAGGATGCTCCGACAGTTGAGGCTGAGTGGGACAATCATAAGGTGGCTTGCTTACTTGCTGATATGTTTGGGGACACCTGTGCTTGCAACTATAACGGGATAGACGGATGGTTGCCGAAAAAGTGCGACTTTGCTAATAGCGAATGCCCTAATGTTGCTGGAGTTGCTTGTTGGGAGCAGTTCTTAAAATATAAGAATATAAATCTATAAACTAAATATTCTAATATTAAAAATTCTAATATTAAAAATTTTAATAATTAATTATTTACGAAATTCTAAAAAAGATTATCTAAAATTAAGGATGCATTAGAGGAGAAGGGATGATAGTTCAGAGATCCGAACAACATATCATTAAGAAAAATAATAAGTATTACCATATACTGGATGATTTTTGTTTCAAATCTAAGAATCTATATAATCATGCTATGTATATAGTTCGTCAAGAGTTTATATCTTCAGGAAAATGGATTAGGTATCAAGACTTAGATCAAATACTTAAATTAGATACGGACTATCCAGACTATAGAAATATGCCTGGGGCACAGTCGGCTCAGCAACTTCTTAAAATTGTAGATAATACATGGAAATCATTTTTCAACTCAATTAAAGATTGGAGTAAGCATAAGGATAAATATTTAGGTAGACCAAATTTACCGAAATATTTAAAGAAGTCTAGTCGAGCAGCGCTGACCTTAACTAATCAAAATGTGAGATTATTAGATAATGTATTGAAGTTCCCGAAAACATTTAACGGGTTTACATTAAACCCGCAATGTATCTATAAAGATAATTTTAAATCAATTCAGCAGGTGCGATTTGTACCTAAATCTCAATATATAGTAGTGGAGGTGATATATAATGTAGAAATCCCGGATGAAGTAATTCCTGATAATGGAAGATATATGAGCATTGATCTTGGTGTAGATAACTTAGCAACCATTACATATAATTTTAAAGAAAATCCTAAGATTATTAATGGCAGGGGTCTAAAATCAATAAATCAATACTATAATAAATGTCTTGCACATTATCAAAGTATCGCAAAAATGCACAATGATTTACATCGGACTAATCGAATAAATAAATTAACTTCAAAACGAAATCGTAAGATTTCTGATTGTATGCATAAAATTAGTAGATATGTCATACATGAAGCCCTTAAACATGATATCTGCACCATTGTTATAGGTCACAATAAAGAATGGAAGCAGTCATCTGAGATGTCGAAGAAAGTTAATCAAAAATTCATTCAGATACCATTTAATCGGCTTATTCAACGAGTAGAATATAAGGCACGTGAAGTAGGCATCAAGGTTATTTTAACCGAAGAGAGTTATACTTCCGGCACATCATTTCTAGATCTAGAATTACCTATAAAAGAATTCTATAATAGGCACCGCAGAATTCATAGAGGGCTATTTAAGTCTAATAACGGTAAATTAATTAATGCTGATGTAAATGGTAGTTTGCAAATTATGAAAAAAGTATTCCCTAATGCTTATGATAGCTATGGGATAGAGGGTGTAGTGCTACATCCAATCAAAGTAAATGCTTGTTAAAGCATTGATTGATAAATATTTTATTTAAGAAATTAACAATGATTAATATCGTTAAATAAAATGATAGCATAGAATAGGTGTGAACGATGAAGAAGAGACTAATAGGCGTTAATGTTTTACAGGAAGAGTGTTTTGACAGAAATAGATAATATGGGAGGACTAAAAATTGAGAAAATTTAAAATTTTACCTTGCAGTATTTGCGGGAATACAGATATTAAAGAATATATGATAGATAAGACACATAGTTATATGACTTGTGATTCTTGTAAAATTGTAGCACCAGCTAAAAATAGTCATTTTCAAGCTGTAGCCGCCTGGAATGAGATAATGAGATATTATAGCCATTCTGACAGAAATAAGAGAAGGGAAGGACATGTTTTGGAAAGATGGCGAGCCGAAATGTAAGATTAGGAGACGCGATTTTGGATTTGACTGGCCTATAAAGGAGACGGGTAATGAGTAATAATCCCGCATCATAAGAAAATCTAAAATCATAATCGTTATAATATATGTAACTACATTAGATCATATCGATACTCTAAGAGGAGGAAAATTGTATGTGTACAACAAAAACGGAATTGAATGAATTGGTAGCTAAGAGAAGAAAGCTCGCTGCTACAAAGAAGAAGATTGAAGATCGTATTAAGGATATCGATCACGACATTATTGAATATGTTACCGCTAAAGGCGAGAAGGGTGGAAAGAACGGTAGCTCCCTCATCGTATTCGGGGATGGCTATAAGGTATCATATATCACTATAACTTCTCATCCGCTTGATAATGATAAGGTCAAGGAATTTCTCGGGGATCGTGTAGTGGAATTCCAGGTCGAGAAGAATAGTAGAAAGCTCGATATTCGATAATTTCTGGAGGTGCATTATGAATACTGCAATTATTACTACGATGGAAAATTTGGAGTAAGTAATTTTGCAGCATGTGCAACATCTGAAGGGAAATCTTTCATAATTGATGGTAGAAAAATTAAATCAACAAATCAATGGTATAACAAGCAGTTAGCCAGACTATCAAGTATTAAAGATCATCAGAAAATTAAGGGCTGCACATCAAAGCAATATATAATTACATCCAAGAGAAATAGGCGAGTAGCTAATTTTATCTATTGTACATCAAAATATATAGTTAATTATTGTATAGCACATAAAATCGGTAATATAGTTGTCGGCTATAATGATGGTTTTCAAGATAGTGTTACATTAGGTAAAGTCAATAATCAACAGTTTGTAATGTTACCTTATGGTCAATTCAAAAATCGGTTAAAATATTTATGCAATATCTATGGGATTACTTATATTGAGCAAGAAGAAAGCTATACATCGAAAGCTAACTTCTGGGGTCAAGATGATATTCCAGTCTGGAATCCGCTTAACCCGAAGCAAGGTAATTTCACAGGTAAGAGAATTTGTCGAGGGCTTTATAGAACCGATGATGGTAGGATATTTAATGCAGATGTTAATGGGGCGTTAAACATTTTAAGAAAAAGTAGAGTTGTATCCCTTGAGGGATTATACAGTAGAGGCGAAGTCGATACGCCTGTAAGAATAAGGTTATCCAGATCTTCTGGAGGAAACTTAAATAACAAACTTCTTATTAAAAGTAGCGTATAAATTTATATTATTTTATATGGATTTATACAAAACTTAGTCGATACTACATGGACAGGCGCGGGGTTCGAACATAGCTATTGCTCAAACTCCAGAAAAGATTTTAGACAACCTTAAGTATACCTGAAGAACCGACAAGGTAGATACACATTATCATCGAGGAGGTAAAAGATGATTGAAACACTTCTTTCTATTCTTATGGCAGTTACTATGCTGGGAGCTGAAACCCCAGAGGATTGGGCTGCCGATAGAATTTGGAATTCTATGAGTGAAGAACAACGATATGAAGCTAGTATTGAACTAAAGGCTAGATCCGTAGGGTTAAGCGAAGAGGAGTTTATCTTTTTTAGTTCAGTAGTAGAAGCTGAATCCGACAGAGGTTATTCAGACGAAAGCCAGGAGAATAGGACGCTAATAGCATTGACTATTTACAATCGTATGCTCGACGAAGACTGGCCTGATACTATAAGTGGGGTACTTAATCAGTCAGGCCAGTTTTCTGTAGTTTCAAGTGGAGCATGCTGGTCTGTCGGTAGAACTAATAGTTCCGATATGGCAATATTAGAAGCACATCGAAGACTTGCAGAGGGTGATGCACCTCACGTAATCTATTTTAATTGTATAGGCTATAATGCGGGGACTCCGTATGAGTGCGTAGGCGATAACTATTTTATGATTGCCTAACCTCTCGACTTTATGTAAAATATTGGTGCAAACTTGAACGTAATGTTCGGAGATAAGCATAGCGATGATCGGATCAACCGTCGGAGCTATGCTTATTTTTTTTTGAT